CCAAAGGTTTTTTTAATCTCCTTTGTATTTTCCGTATTCTTTATATGCTTCAGCGGTTAAGTGAGATTCACCTGAATAAACCTTCTCTTGTTTCAAGTAAGAAGCTACTTTTAAGTTGATTTCCATTAGATCCTCAAAGCTTTTACCACGAAGTAATGGGATTATATCATCTTCAGTTGTAGAGTTCGTTACATCCATCAAATACTGATATGCTCCATCTTTGTTCTCCATTCTGTATTCGTCGTTCAACATCCCCATCGTTCCACGAATAAGGGAGTTTTTCATCATCATCATTTGTCTGTCTTCCATATCTTAATTGTTTCTACAAATATACTAATTCTTTTCTGATCCACCAAATACAATACTCAAATCAATAAGAATACAAGGTTTTCCATTTTTATCTGTAGATTCTATTCTTGGATAATATTTTTCAGGAAAAACAGATGCTTTATGTCCAGGTGCTAATGGAACTCTCATTCCGTTTGGTGATAAAAGGTAATATTTTTTTCTTGTTGCCATTTTGTGTCTTGTTTTTATATGTTTCTGTAAAGATAATTATTTAATTTGGTTCTGCCAAAACTTTTTATTGGTATTTCCAAAAACAAATACCGAATACCAAAGTGGTTACGAATAATACTACTACTTGAGAGATTGTTGTGATTTCCATTTGTCCTGTTGTTTTAAGTTGTTTGTCTTACAAAGATACTGCTTTTCTTGGTTCTGCCAAACATTAAAACAAAAAACTCATAAAAATATTTATTTAAAAATCAGTTAATGATTACAATACCGAACTATCAGACAAGCTTGACGCCTTTTACCTTATTGGAGAAGACGACATTTCCTTTGAGTGCAACTACATATATTCTTGAATTGTATTCAAACCAAATACATAGTGATACTCTTTTGTTTTTAACAGGAGAAACATCACCAAACATAAACAGGTGGAATTGGTTTCCGATCAATTTAACACCATATAATTTGGTAGAGGGAACTTATGATTACCGAGTTTGGCAAACAACAGGAAACACTCTCTCGTTGTCCGCATTAACCACTAATGATGTTGTTGAGAGTGGTTTGGCAACAATAACAGGATCAGGAACTACTACACCAACAGTGTATAACGCACCTAATAACACACAAACAAGATATGTCTTTGAATAATATGGAAGCAAATAAAGTAACAGAACAAGAAAACACTAAAGGGGTATCAGCAAAGGTATTCACATTTAACGAAGCTTATGTGGCTCCGGTCTACACATTCCAAAGAAAAGGAGACCATCACTTCCTTTCATTTGGAGTTGATAACTTATATCCATTACTATTGTTAAATTTATACAATAACTATGGATCACCACTTCATAGAGCAATTGTGAACAAGAAAACAAAGATGATTGCTGGTTTTGGGTACAAAGATCTTCAAGATGAAAAATTAAAAGAGTGGGCTAATCGTAATAACCTTGAAAGATTATTATTATATTTGGCAAAAGATTTTATGATCTATGGTGGATTTTGTATAGAAATCATTTGGAATCGTGAGGGAACTTCTTTTGACATCAAACACCTACCTATTCATACACTTCGTATTGGATTAAAAGAAAACGATGATGAGCAGGATTATTATTGGTACAGTAAGGATTGGGGACAATACAAAAAAGACGAATACAAACCTGAATACATCAAACAATTTGATCCTAAAGATAGAACAGGTAGACAAGCATTATATTACATAGATCCAAACCCAAGTGGAACAGACCTATATCCAATTCCTGAGTACGCTACGGCACTTAACTTTATTGATTTGGACTACCAAGTGGGTGTGTACCATTTAAATCAAGTGAGACAAGGTTATCAACCTTCTTACATTCTAAACTTCAGTACAGGAATCCCTTCAATTGATGAACAGAATCAATTTTTCCGCTCGTTTCAGGCTAACTTTATGGGGGCTCAAAACTCAGGTAAGATTATGATTACATATTCTGATGGTGGAGATCAGAAACCTGAGATCCTTGCTATACCTGATAATGGATCTGATGAAAGATTTATTATGTTACAGGGAATGGTTGAGAAACAAATCACACAAGCACACGAATTTCCTATTCAATTGGTATCAGTTGTTCCTGGTTCTCTTGGTTCACAAGACGAAAGAAAAGAATTGATGGCTGAAGTACAAACATACTTCATTGCGATTAAGCAAAATCAAATGGAGGAAAGTATAAATGGGATTTTAGAGACCATAGGATTTACTGAACCAATTGTCTTTAATGATTATACAGTTGCTGATACAACAGGAATCTTAACAAGAGGTGAAGAACCAATACAAATCGCTGATAGTATTGTTGATACAGGAAACTCTAATGTTCCATATGGGATTTTGATGTAATACAAAATGAAATAAAAAATATTTAAAATAAAACATTATGAGTTACAATCCGGTAGTTTATTTCATATCTCAAGAATACTTCTTTCAGAACACACCTGTGGAACAGAATGTGGATTGGGATAAGATCCAACCATACATCGTTCAAGCACAACAGTTATATCTTCAACAAAGTATTGGAGAAACAGGTCTTGATGCATTAAGTGATGCGGTTAAGAACAATACAGTTACACCTGATGAAGAAAAATTTATTAGGGACTATGTGCAACCCCTTGTTTGCCAATATGCTCTTTGGATGGCTCTTCCATTTATCAATTTTAAAGCAACCAACAAAGCTTTATCAAAAGAAAGTTCTGAGTACTCACAAGCTGCTGACTTAGATGAAATGAAGTATCTAAGATCAAATGTGAAAGACGCAGCAGAGTTCTTCCAAAGACGAATGGTTAAGTGGTTAGCGGATCATCCTGGAACATTCGTTTGGTACGATAACCCAGCTGCTTTGGATAACTTACCTAAAACTATTCAATCATACTTTGGTGGAGTTTATCTACCTTTTGGTTATGGAGGATCTTATTACCCAACTTGGACTGAACCTTATGGAAGTACTAGTCCTTGTACTGGTTGTGGAACTGGATGGTCTAGATCAGGAATATCATATTAACTAAAAAATAACGGATATGACGAACGATTATACAATAGATGAGGTGTTGGATCACCCAATGCTTTCTGATGACTTTAAAATGAAATTCTTTGAAGAGTTATTTGGTGAAGAATTAACTGAAGAAACAATTGAATATGCTTTCAAGAAATGGAGAGCTGATAACATTCAATCTTCTAATGTTAAAAAGATTATGTATAACGATGAATCAAGAGAAATGTTTATTCAATTTCAAGACAAATCAATTTACACATACTTTGATGTAACGATGAATCTCTTCCTTGAAGTATCAGGAGGTAGAGCAACTTGTATTACTTCAGGAGAGAACAAGTATGGTAGTTGGTTCGTTGGAAAGAATCCATCGGTAGGTGCTGCGGTTCATCGCTTCTTAGTTAAGTCAGGGATCAAATATAAAAAAGGTGGAACTCTTCGTTAATCACTTTCGATGACTTTTTCTTTTTATTAAAGTTTCAATATAATACCCATCTTTACTAACATAACCATCTGTTGCCATATATGTTACTCTTCTTTGCGGAATATCTTTTAAGTAGTTCTTGGCATCAACAAGAGAATAACAAGGTATTTGTATTTTTTCGTTGAAGACATTTTTAATAATATATTTCAAAGGTCTTCTGTAATCGTATTTCATTTTAGTTTTAATTCTAAATCTATACTTACCAACCTCTTTATCTACCAAACCAGTTTCTTCCCTTATTTCTTTGTCTGTATGATTTTCTAATATCATTTCACAAACTTTACGATCTAACGGAGTATATTTGGTGTGTTGGATATACATATTCACTATACCACGCAAATACTCTCTATACTCTATTTCTTCAGCTGTAATGGTTTCATCTGTAAGTTCCCAAAACTCTGCTACTGGTGTTTCCCTTTTTTGTTCCTTCCTTTGCCAAGAAGTACAAAAGTTTCTTAAGACTATGAAACTATAACCTTTGATTTCGTTGAAGTCAGTTGATAAAGAACCATCTTCAATTTTAGAGTTCAAAGCAATTATAGTATCTTGTATTATATCTTTTTTATCTTCATAACTAATAAAATTACAAACTGGTATTGATGAAACCAAATGTTTTAATTGTTTGTATAATTCCTCATATATATTCATATATCAAATGATATGCTCCCTAATCAAATATTCAACATCTAATGATTTCATTGTATGATCGTTAAAATTTGTTTGATATTTGTTTCTTAAACATAACCAATGCCCCATATTTAATTCTTCAATATTTCCCTTCTCACGAACGATCTCATTAGAGATTGATGATTTCCTTGTAAGGAAATAGATATGATCGGAAATCAAATCAAATTGGGTTCTATCAAAGGTTAAGGTCATAATTGGAAGTTCAACAGATACTTCGTACTGGTTTTTTGTAATTTTAATCAT